AAAATAGGAGCCACGCGAAAAAATGACCAGCACCCCCACCTCCAGCGAAAACCCGTTTCTGGCGCTTATGCGTCGCTATCGTGATGACCCTGTGCGCTTTGCCGAGGAGGTCATTGGCATCGAGCCCGACGAGTGGCAGGTTGAGCTGCTTGACGCCGTCTCAGCGCCTGCCATACGCCGCGTGAGCGTGCGCAGCGGCCACGGCGTTGGCAAAAGTACTGGCGTTGCCATGGCTGCCCTGTGGCACGTTTTGATGCGCGTGCCGAGCAAGACGGTTGTCACGGCGCCCACCAGCGCGCAGCTATTTGACGCGCTGTTCGCTGAGATGAAGGCATTGGCCAAGAGGCTGAAGCCGCCGTTTGACAGTTTGCTGGAGGTCAAGTCTGATCGGATTGAGTTGAAGAGCCACCCCGAAAGCACGTTTATAAGTTGCAGGACGTCACGGGCGGAGCAGCCCGAGGCCCTCGCCGGCGTTCACAGCCCCTCTGTGCTGCTTCTGGCTGACGAGGCCAGCGGGATACCCGAGGCGGTGTTTGAGGCTGCCAGTGGGTCGATGTCGGGCCACACGGCGACGACGGTGCTGACGGGAAACCCCACGCGTAACACGGGGTTCTTCTACGAGACGCACAACCGGCTGCGCGATGACTGGCACACGATGCATGTTTCCTGCGTTGATAGCCCGCGCGTCAGCGATGACTTTGTGGAGGATATGCAGCGCCGCTACGGAATCGATAGCCCCGCTTATCATGTGCGCGTCCTTGGCAATTTCCCGCCGTCCGAGGAGGACACGGTGATACCTGTCTCGCTGATCGAGGCTGCCATGGCCAGCGACGTGCGTGTGCATGAGAACACGGCGAGCATCTGGGGATTGGATGTTGCGCGTCAGGGCGGCGATGCGTCTGTCTTGGCTAAGCGTCAGGGGCCGGTGGTGCATCCGCTGAGCGTGTGGCGCAATCTCGATTTGATGCAGCTCACGGGCGCCGTGAAGGCGGAATATGACGCGCTGCCGGTTGACAAGCGCCCGCAGGAGATCATCGTGGATAGCAACGGGTTCGGCGCCGGCGTGTTGGATCGGCTGCGCGAGATCGGCCTGCCGGCGCGTGGCTTGAACGTGTCGGAGCGCGCTGCGGCGAACCAGACATATGTGAACCTGCGCGCTGAGCTGTGGTTCAAGGCGAAGGCGTGGCTGGAGGGTATGGATGTTAAGCTGCCGCGTGACGACGCGTTATATGCTGAGCTGGCTGCGCCGCGATATCACTTCACGTCGAGCGGTAAGATGCAGGTCGAGAGCAAGGACAGCATGAAGAAGCGGCGCGTTGCCTCACCGGATCGCGCCGACGCCGTGTGCCTGTCTTTGGCGACAGACCACACGGCGATGCATTTTGGTTCTAAGGTTGGAGGGTGGGGCGCGCCCCTTCGCAGGGGCATACGCGGGGTCGTTTAGGCTTTGTGCCAGTAGCCGTAGACCATTTTGCCGGAGCTGTCGAAGGTGTCATGCGGCTGGCCGTCGATGACGGCGACGAAGTGGCGAGACTGCCGCGCGATGACGTTTCCTGCTGGCATGTCTGAGCAGCGCGCCTTGCGCCCGTCAAACTTTGGCGCTGAGTGCCAGACCCAACCGTAGCGCGCCAGCACTTTGTCAAAGTCTGACTTCATAATGCCACGGCGCATCGACTTGGCGCGTCCAGCGTCTTTGTTGGCTTGGGCCAGCTCCTTATAGCAGGCGTCGTAATCGAGGCCCAGCGCGATGGCCATTGCACGCACGCCGCAATCTCCGGCGCTGCCCTTGCGGCCTGACGCTGCGCGACCGCCGTCGTTGCGTGTGTATGGTGACGCGGTGTCGACCCAATCGTCGTCATCGCTGAAGTCATCGTTTTCGTCGTAGCAATGCAAAGCAAAGCCAGATGATGGCATTTCGTTTAAGTAGGTGATGAGTTCGTTGATAGTCATGTTGCCCTCCCGAGCGTTGCGGAGCCGCAGCCCCTGTTGATTTATACCTGACGTTAACATTTTGTTAACATAGATGCAACCCCCTAAATGCAGCTATTTGCATTTTCTTTTAAAAAAGTTTACCTTGGTCTTGCTCAGAGTGGTTTCGACGTCCACGTCTGCACCTCAAGCGGGTTTTCCTCCCTGTGCCCGCGCAACTTGAACCCCGCGAACGCCCTCCCAGCGCGCGGGGTTTCTTTTTGGCGTTTTAATGGTATTATGTAGCGAGTTATTATGGAGATTTTTATGCCAAATGTAGGTGGGAAAACGTACCCGTACACAGCCGCAGGCAAGAAAGCCGCCGCCGCTGCGATGAAAAAGAAAAAGAAGTCGAAGCAGTACGGCACGACGACAAAGCGGACGATGCCCGCCCGTAAGAAGTAATGTGGACGGCGCTGCTTTTGCTTTGCAGCGTCGAGCGTGGCTGCTTTGCGTTTGGCAGCCCCGTGATGCAGAGCGAGAGCCAGTGCATACAGTCCATACCGAGCGGGCTCGAATACGCGCGGCAGATGTTCCCTGCATACCGCGCAATGGATTATCAGTGCGTCCAGTGGGGCGAAGGAGCGTAGATGGCGACGGCGAAGAAGACCAACCCGAAGCTATGGGAAAAGTCAAAGGCGCGAGCTAAGGCGAAGATGGGCGGGCACAGTGCGCGTGCTATGCAGCTCGCCACAAAGTATTACAAGGAAGCCGGCGGCGGTTATTCTGGCTCAAAGAGCAGCAGCAACAGCTTGTCAAAGTGGAGCAAGCAGGATTGGGGATATACGGGCGAAAAGAAGAAAAGCCGTTATCTGCCCAAATCAGCACGCAAAAGCCTGTCCGCCGGCGAGAAGGCAGCCGGATCTCGCGCCAAGAATAAGGCGACCAGCTCCGGCAAGAAGCGCGCGTCCTACACGGCTGCAGAAAAACGCGCAGTGAAGAGGGCGTAATGGCGACGAAGCGCAAATCAGGCCCAAGCTTATCTGTTGGGCGCGGCGAGAAGCTTTCGGTGAAGCGTGGCGGCGGTTTGACCGCCAAGGGGCGCGCGAAGTATAACAAGGCGACCGGCAGCAAGTTAAAAGCGCCGGCGCCAAACCCCAAAACGAAATCAGAGAAAGCGCGTAAAAAGTCGTTCTGCGCCCGCTCACGCGGCTGGACGGGTGAACGCGGCAAGGCAGCACGCAGAAGGTGGAAGTGTTAAGATGAATACGATGGAGCTAAGAGCAGAATATGCCCGTCGCACTGGCGACGATAAAAACGCCTTCGCCATGCGCCAAGACGGGCCGGAGGGGTTTCTGTACTCCGATGCTACGATTGCGCGCGCTCTTGACGAGTTTTCACGCCTTTACGGCGATCCATACACCGCTGACGCCAATCAGGCGGTGGCAGCGCAATTATTTGAGGGAATGGGCCCGCGTGTCGGCGCATCCCTGTCGCAATCGGCTTCTATGATGCCCACGCCGCAAAAATCTGCCATGCGGTCGCGCGGTTTGTTTGACGACGCCATGGAGCTGGCGAGGCAGGAAGATTACGGCCAATCCGCCAAATTTGGCGCGCGCGCTGTCGGAGAGGCATTGCTCGGAGATCAGCGCAGTCGTATAGGCGGCATGACCGGCGTCATGTCAGGTTTACTTGATTATTTTAGGAACAGAAAATGAGCATACTTGACGATATCATCAGAGCGGCAATGCGCGGCAGATACCCAGAAGTGATGCCGCCTGTTCTCAAGTTTGATAAGAAAAAAGGCAAAGAATATCTCGCTAAGGAGCTTGGCCCAGAAGCAAAGCAGGTAAAGAAAGCCCGCGATGCTGCGGTCAAACGGGTTAACGCCGGTGACTATGACCCGTATTTTGATGTTTCCGAGAGGTTTCCGGTCAATAGGCAAAACTACCCAATTGCTTCGCAGCCAAATCAAACGCTGCAGGTTTTGCCTGCTAAGCAGGAAACCATTGAAAAGTATAGAGAAATTTACAACAACCCAGAAAGCAAAAAGCGGCTGCAGGAGGCGTATCTAAAAGGATTGGATATCCCCGAGACGCAAGGCTGGTATTTTATGGGCCAGCTCGAAAAAGAGTTTATCGATGAATATGGCCCAGAGCAGGGTCGTAAGATGTTTACGGCGATGTTCGCTGACCCGATGGCGGCATGGACTGGCGGCGCAGATCCAACGGCAAACCTGCTTATGGCCACATATGACAATTTCAGAAAGGTGCAGGGCGCAAACCTGCCGGAAAAAGCTTTTGACTTTCCATATCCTATTGGCGGCAGGTTTTTGGGAACAAATGCCGCTCAAGCCAGAAAGGTTGAGGCTGCCGGAGAGATAAACCCCAAAACCAACCCAAAGCGGTTTAATTTCTCAACAAATTTTCAAGGCGCCGCTGACCGAGCCACCATGGACGAGCAGATGATGACAATGGGATACGGCATGAACGTGCCAACCCCTAACACATATGGGGCCGTTGAAGAGGTGGCTGTGGAGCTAGCCGACAAAAACCGCACTACCCCTATGGGGTTTCAAGAGGTTGCATGGCATGGCGGATCAGGAAAAATCGGAAAGCCGATGATCCAGTTTGTAAACGAAGCCATTGAGCGCACAAGCTCAGTCACGGGCATGAAGCCGCAAGACGTCGTGAAAGGCATGGTGCGTGGGTCAATCCCCATATTTGGGCTGGGAGCTGCGGGGATGGTACAGCAAAATCAGAACCAATCCGACATATTGAATTATTTTCAAGACAGGGGCATCCAATGATCACGTTGACGTATGAAATGAAAATGAACGATTTTGGCATGTCTTTATTTAAGGATGACCCGTCTTTTGACATAGAAATCATCAGTAAGGTCGAAGACGGATCATTCGAGGGTGGATATCACGTTAAACTTACAGAAGAGCGGGATGAAGATGCAGAATAGGTACTACACGCAGCCGGACGGTTCTGTTGTCATCCAAGACGCTGTGACAGGAAAGGTAACCGTTACCAACCCGCCAGCGCGTCTTTCCGCTGCGCCGGCTGAAGGGTTTATTGGCCGCGCACGTCAGGGTTTAACGTCTGGCTTGCAAAGAACGGGGCTTTCGCCTTACATGGCGCGCCGCACCAGCGAAGGGATCTTAGGCAGGCCATTTGCGCGGCCACAATCGGAGCTTCCATTTTTAGAAACGCTCGGCGTTGCCAACGCAACACCGATGGTTGCTGGAAGCTTGATGGCGGGAGAGGCTTTGACGCAGGCGGCGCAGGGCAATCGCGGCGCTGCGCTTGGTAATGCGGCACTAAGCATTTTGGACACTGTCGGAAGCGGTGCTGGTTTAAAGGCGGCATATAGGAACGCGCGTCAATCTCCGGAGCTTGTTGATATACCTCAGACGCCAGAAGGTAGAAAATATTTTCAAGGCATTTTGGCCGAGGCTCAGGATAGTCAGGGGCCGCTTGGGTATCAGGTTAGCGTTTACGAGCCAGAAGCTTATAAGGGTATGAGCATGACGGCTTCCCCAAATGCTGACGCTGGGTATGCAATTTCACCAAAAGGCGAAATTGTCTCGCTGGTTAAGAACAAAGACTCCGAGATGAAAGGTTTTGCTGGCAAAGCATTGATGCGAGCTGATGACGATGGCGGGGTGTTCTTGAACGCGTTTGACACTGAACTTACCAATCTTTACGGCAAGGCTGGGTTTAAACCAGTTTCCCGCGTTGGGTTTGACGAAGAAATGTTTAGGGCTCAAATCGGAGACGAGGCCGTAGATGAATTTATGAAGGCCAATGCTAGATTTAACGAAGGCAGGCCGGATCTTGTGTTTATGGTGCGCGACCCTGAGTTTACACCTAAAGCAATGAGCGGTCAGGGCGGTCAGAAAGCTGAGTATGACGAGGCTTATGACATATTGCTGCGAGAAATGAATAGGCTGGGCTACAATGATTAAAGTTAGAGATTTTAAAGCGCAGTGCATTGCTGCATTGAAAAAAAAGTCAGACCAGCGAAAGGTTGATGAAAATGAAAAATGAGATCAACGATTTGGTCAATCAGGTGGAGCAGCAGCTCAACCCTAACATAATGAGCGATGACGAGCTGCAGGGCATTGTCGGCAAGGAGATCGACGACGCGATAGACTACATCGACAACACCATATCGCCCGTAAGGGCGGAGGCCACCGAGTATTATCGCGGGCAACCGTTTGGCGACGAAGAGGACGGGCGCAGTCAAGTGGTTAGCATGGACGTGCGCGATACCGTACAAGCCATCCTGCCGTCGCTGATGCGGATTTTTCATGGCACCGACCGCACCGTCGAATACGCGCCGCAGGGGCCCGAAGACGTGCAGGCGGCGGAGCAAGCGACCGACTATGCCAATTTTATCATCAACCGCGACAACAACGGCTTCTTGGCGATGCATTCAGCGTTCAAGGATGCGCTGATACGCAAGGTTGGTGTTTTAAAGTGTTGGTGGGATGATCAAACCACGATTGACGCCTACAATTACACCGGCCTTGACGATAACGCGCTGGCGGCTCTTGCCGCAGATCCGGATGCGATGATCACCGTGCAGGCGTCCATGCCGTTTGGTGAGCCCATGATCGACCCAGTGACCGGAATGCAAATGCCGATGCCGATGGTGCATGATGTGCGTGTGGAATACACGCGCCCCGATGGTCGCGTTAAGCTGGAGGCTGTGCCGCCCGAGGAGCTGCTAATTTCGCGTGAGGCAAAATCTATCGAAGAAGCGGATTACGTCGCTCACAGGCGCATTGTGACCGTCTCCGAGCTGGTTGCGATGGGATATGATTACGACGACGTTTCCAGCATGTCATCTGCTTATGATGATATGAACACCAACGTCGAGCGGTACACGCGAAACCCTGCGCTAACGAACGAGATGAACGAGCGCAACGACCCAGCGATGAAAAAGGTTCTTTACGTCGAAAACTATATCCGCGTTGATTACGACGGCGACGGCATTGCGGAGCTGCGCAAAATCTGCACGGCGGGCGACGGCAACAAGATACTGAACAACGAGCCAATTGACATGGCTCCCTTCGCCACGTTCTGCCCAGACCCAGAGCCACACGATTTCTTTGGCATTAGCGTGGCGGACACCGTCATGGACATCCAGCGGATCAAGTCTGTCATTATGCGCAACACGCTTGATAGCTTGGCCATGTCCATACACCCCCGCGTGGCTGTCACAGAAGGCATGGTTAATTTAGATGACGTTATGAACACAGAGGTTGGCAGCATTATCCGCCAGCGCCAAGCCGGTCAGGTGCAGCCGCTTTCGATGCCATTTGTTGGCCGCGAGGCGTTTCCGGTTCTGCAATATATGGATCAGGTCAAAGAGGCCCGCACAGGCATCTCAAAGGCGTCTCAGGGGCTAGACGCCAACGTTCTGCAGTCTACCACCGCCAGCGCCGTTGCAGCGACTGTGAGCGCCGCACAGCAACACATTGAGCTGATCGCGCGCATATTCGCTGAGACGGGCATGAAGCGTTTGTATCAGATCGTGCTGCACCTGATCACCACGCATCAGGATGCGCCGCGCATGGTTCGCTTGCTCAATAAATTTGTTCCGATAGACCCAAGGGCGTGGGATAGTAAGATGGATGTGTCGATCAATGTCGCTTTGGGCCGAGGCACAGACACAGAGCGCATGATGATGCTTCGTCAAATTGGCGAAATGCAGAAGGATGCAATGAAAACCATGGGCCCGCAAAATCCGCTAACCGACATCACCAAGCTCAGCAACACGCTGAAATCAATGACAGAGTTGGCAGGCTTCAAGGATACATCTCAATTCTGGAGCAACCCTGCAGAGTTTAGACCACCGCCAAAGCAGGAAAAGCCAGACGTCAACGAGATGCTGATACAAGTGCAAATCCAAGATATCCAAGCAGACATTCAGAAAAAAGCCGCGCAGTTGCAGCTTGATCGTGAAAAGATGCAGATGGAGGATGACCGCAAGCGTGACGAGCTTGAGGCTGAGCTGTTTGTAAAGGCCGAAGAGATGAAGGCCAAATATGGCGCGCAGCTTAACGTCGAGCAGATCCGGTCTGATCTGGCCATCAACCGCGAGGTTCTCAAGGCGCAGGCAGACGTGATCAAGGAGGGCGCGCGTGAAGACTAAGCAGCAAATAATTGATGATGGCAATGCCGCCGACCGATTGCTGAAAGACACTGATCTGGTGAGGTTTTTCGCCGAGATTGAGCAGGATTGCTGGGGCGAGTTTAAGGCGACTGGCACCGGCGATGCAGAAGGCCGAGAGGCCATCTATATGAAACTGCGCGGGGTTGATCTGGTTCAGAGATCCCTGCGTGCCATGGTTGACAACGCGACTATTGAAAAAAAGCAAAAATAGACGCATAATTAAGGAGATTGACGCAAATGTCAGATAGCAACACCCCGCAAGGGATTGGGCTGACCGACGCGCAAAATGCAATCAGTGCAATGTTTGCACCCCAAGGGGATAATGCAGAAGCGACTGATGCGCTAGAGGCCGAAGCTGAAGAGCAATCCGAAGCTGAAGTCGAAATGGCTGATGATGAGATCGACAATTCACCTGTCGAAGGATCTGAGGTCGAGCTTGATGACGAGGATGACGCCGACAATTCTGGCGACCAATCCTTCGACATACTGTCCGCGAAAGTGGAGGTAGACGGCGAAGAGATTACGGTCGAAGATTTGAAAAGCGGACATTTAAGGCACCGAGACTATACCCGCAAAACGCAGGAGCTGGCTGAGATGCGCAAGTCGTATGCAGCGGAAGCCGAAGCGATTGAGCAGGAGCGTGCGCAATATGCTCAACTATTGCCGGCCCTAAGCCAGCAAATTGAGCAATCGGTACAAGAAGAGCCTGACTGGGATACACTGTATGACACAGACCCCGCGATGGCAGCGAAAGCAGAGCGACAATGGCGAAAGCAACAAGAGCAAAAGCAAGCTCAATTGCACGCGGTTAGAGCCGAGCAGGCCCGACTGCAGGATCTTCAACAGAAGAAAATGCAGCAAATGGAACAAGAATATTTGGAGCAACAGCGCACGGCGCTGCCGGATATTATCCCAGAGTGGCGTGACCAAAAGGTTGCATCCACAGAAGCTGGGCAAATTCGTGATTTTCTTCTTAACGAAGGATTTAGCGAGCAGGATGTCCAAGGGTTGAAAAACGCAACGTTGGTTAAACTGGCGAGGAAAGCCATGCTTTACGATAGAGGCGAAACGCGTGCTAATGAGGCTAAAGTGAAGCCGAAGAAAGCGCGTTCCAAAACGTTAAAAGCAGGATCTCGCGGTTCAGTGCCAAAGCCGAAAACTGTGCAGCAAGCGCATATCCAAACCGCGCATCAGACTGGCCGTGTGCGAGACGCAGCGGCTGCAATTAAAACATTGCTGTAATGGAGAAATAAAATGGCAATCGTAGCAAACACCTTTACGTCTTTTGACGCAAAAGGCATCAGAGAAGAGTTAAGTAATATCATTGCCTCTATCTCGCCCGAAGAGGTGCCTTTCCAAAGTAACGTTGGTTCAGAAAACGTATCAAACACGTTTTTTGAGTGGCAGACAGATTCACTGGCTGCAACCAGCACAACAGCCGTAATTGACGGTGACGATGTGGCGTCTTTCGACAGCACATCAGCGACTACGCGTATCGGAAACTATACGCACATTCGCCGTCGTACATTGATCGTTGCGGACAACTTGGGCTCGCAGGATTTGGCCGGCAGAAACGACGAATTAAGCTACCAGCTCGCAAAGCGCGGCAAAGAGCTTCGTCGTGATGTAGAAGCAGTTTTAACCGACAACAATGCCCGCGTGGCCGGTAACTCATCCACAGCCCGCGAAACCGCTGGCTTGGGTGCGTGGATTGCGACTAACACCAACAAGGCTGGTGACGGTACAGATCCGACAGCGGCTGACGGTTCAGACGCTCGTAACGACGGAACGCAGCGCGACTTGACCGAAGCGATGGTCAAGGACGTGATGCAGAAGGCGTTTGTGTCTGGCGGCAACCCATCAATCCTGATGGTTGGCCCACACAACAAGACTGTTGTGTCAGGCTTTGCCGGTATTGCTGCTCAGCGTTACATGGCACCAAGCGACAGCCCAACCACAATTATTGGTGCGGCTGACGTGTATATGTCAGATTTTGGTACACTTCAGGTTGTGCCAAACCGCTTCCAGCGTGAGCGTGACGCCTTTGTATTAGACCCAGAATATGCATCAGTATGCTATCTGCGTCCGATCCAAGCGGTTGATCTCGCCAAAACTGGTGACGCCGAGAAGAAGATGATGATCTGCGAGTTTGGCTTGAAAGTGTCAAACGAAGCGGCTCACGGCGGCGTGTTCGATCTGAACGTATCGTGACAATGAGGGGGCGGCGCTTAGCCGCCCCTTTACCACAGGAGGGGTTATGAAGAGACTGTTTAGCCAAGACGCAGCAACCGGTATTACGAAATACTGGCACGTCACTGGCAAGGGCGAATATGTGGTAGAGACTGTTCAAGACAGCCAGCATATCGCAGAAAGCAACAAGCGGGCTTATAACGAAACTGACGGCAAATTTGGGGATATGGCGCGGGTGGCGTCAATACCAATTTCAGTGTATTATCAGCTCAAGAGCCAAGGCATTGCGGACGATCCGAAGCGTTTGAAGAAATGGCTTAACGATAGAGACAACCGCGTCTTCCGGACAAGAGCCGGCACGCTTTAAGGATAGCAGATGGCCATCACAACATATGCTGAGCTAAAAACGAACATCGCAGACTTTTTAAATCGCAGCGATTTAACAAGCGTTATTCCGACGTTCATATCACTGGCGGAGGTGGATCTTGATCGCAAGATCAGGCACTGGCGTATGGAGAAAAGATCCACGACCACGCTTGATACGCAGTACAGCCAGTTTCCACAGGATTTTTTAGAGCCCATTCGGCTTAGCCTGACTACCGGAAACACAAGCCGGTTGGAGCTTTTAAGCCAAGCGCAGATGATGGAGCAGCGTGAGCTGAACAGAAACAACACGGGCACGCCACGCTTTTACGCCATCACCGATGGGTCAATAGAGGTTTTCCCGACGCCAGATTCTGACACAATTATTTTGGAAATGGTGTATTACGCTCGAACTGAAGCTTTGAGCGACAGCAACACCACCAATTGGCTGCTAACTTACTACCCCGACGCTCTGCTATATGGCGCGTTGGTTCACAGCGCCCCGTATTTAGCGGACGACCCCAGAACACAGGTGTGGGGCACGTTGCTGCAAAATGCGATAGGTGCTATAAATGCAGAGAGCGATAAAGCGAAATTTGGCGGAACTGGCCATAAAATGAAATTTAGGAGCTATTAAGATGGCAAGCATTGCAGACCGCGTTTTAGATAACGGCCTTACGATTTTAGATACTGAGGCCAATCGCGTTGACATTACCTCACAAGAGGCAACGACCTACGCAGAGGCGACATCAACACACACACTTGGCAACCAGACATCCATTTCGATTAGCGCGCCAGCGGATCGTTCTGGCGGTGGGCGCAAAGTCACGATGTCAGCATCATCTGGTGGCACAGTGACCGGCACCGGAACAGCAACGCACTACGCGATAGTTGACACCGGAAACAGCCGCCTGCTTGTCACGGGCTCGCTGACGGCGTCTCAGTCGGTCACATCTGGAAACACATTTAGCTTAGAAGCTTTGGATGTAGGCATCCCAGATCCATCGTAATAGTGAAGAGGAACTATCATGGCTCTGGTAATCGCTGACCGCGTCAAAGAAACAACCACGACAACGTCTACTGGCACCTATACGCTCGACGGCGCCTCAGACGGCTTCCAGTCGTTTGCAGCCGTTGGGAACGGGAATACCACGTATTATGCTTGTACAGATGGCAGCTTGTACGAGGTTGGTATCGGAACATTTACTGCTTCTGGAACTACGCTTTCGCGCGACACTATTCTGGAAAGCTCAAATAGCGATAACGCAGTAGATTGGCCGTCCGGCTCAAAAGATATTTTTGTGACCGTGCCGGCTGAAAAGTATTTGGTGCGTGACGCTAGCGGCAATGTAAGCTTAACGGGCAACCTTACTATCAGCGGCACCGTTGACGGTCGTGATGTTGCAGCGGATGGAACAAAGCTCGACGGGATCGAGGCCGGCGCTACTGGCGATCAAACTAACGCTGAAATCAGGGCGGCGGTTGAAGCGGCGAGCGATAGCAATGTTTTTACCGATGCAGACCATAGCAAACTTAACGGCATCGAAGCTGGCTCAACTGGCGATCAAACCAATGCTGAAATCAGAGCGGCTGTAGAAGCTGCAAGCGACAGCAATGTTTTTACTGACGCTGATCACAGTAAGTTAAATGGCATTGAAGCGGGGGCAACTGGCGATCAAACAAATGCTGAGATTAGAGCGGCAGTAGAGGCTGCAAGTGATAGCAATGTTTTTACAGATGCAGATCACAGCAAGCTTAACGGGATCGAGGCTAGTGCGGATGTTACTGATACTGGGAATGTTGGGTCAGCTTTAACGGGGTTTTCTACTGGTACAGATGCCACAGGTTCTGATCTCATTCCTGTTTATGACGTAAGCGCAGGGGCTTGGGAAAAGCAAACCATCACCAACGCTGCGCTCCAAGGCCCGACAGGCCCTACTGGGCCAACGGGGCCGCAAGGAAACTCAGTAACCGGCCCAACGGGCCCAACGGGCCCAACGGGGCCTCAAGGGAACTCTATAACTGGCCCTACTGGCCCTACTGGGCCAACAGGGCCAACGGGGCCACAAGGTAACTCTGTGACTGGTCCTACGGGGCCAACTGGGCCAACTGGGCCAACGGGAAGCGCGGGAAGCACGGGAAGCACGGGCCCGACAGGGCCAACTGGGCCAGC